TGTCAACATTCTGGAAGGTATTCGTTTTTATGTGTCCTTTGCTTGCAGTTTTGCTTTTGGTGAGCTCAAACTCATGGAAGGAAGTGCTAAAATCATCTCCCTTATTGCTAGAGACGAAAACCAACATCTCGTACTTACTCAAACAATCCTCAAAAATTGGAGAGAAGGTGACGATCCTGAAATGGTTGAGATAATGCAGGAAGAACAGGAATGGTTGAAGTCTGCATTTGAAACTGCTGTTAATGAGGAGAAGAAGTGGGCAGAGTATTTGTTTAGAGATGGTAGTATGATAGGGTTGAATGAGAAGCTTCTATCACAGTATGTTGAATGGATTGCTAACAAGAGGATGAAAGCAATTGGATTGGATCCTATCTATGATATATCATTGAGAAACAATCCATTACCTTGGACACAACATTGGATTAGTTCTAAGGGTTTACAGGTAGCACCACAAGAGACTGAAGTAGAGTCTTATATCGTTGGTGGTATCAAACAAGATGTTAAGAAGGACACTTTCTCTGGATTTAAATTATGACATATGATTTTAGTGAGAACACTAAAAGTGATATCACTCCTATGATTTTTACTATTGGGACATTGGGTGATGATCTAGTTGGGATGGAGTTAGGAGTGGAGGCAGGAGATAGTTTTCTTACCATGCTCCATGCTTGTCCCAACATTAAAACATTGTATGGTGTTGATGATTATAAACCTCATCAAGATATGATTTATGGACTAGGAGAGCAAACAGATCAGAAAGATTCAGAACTTCATCAATTTGTAGCTAACCATAGAATAAAACATTCTGGTGTGTCAGAAAAGGCAGTTCTTCTTGAAGAAGATTCTAATGAAGCATTAAAGAAATTTGAACCAGAGTCTTTAGATTTTATTTTTATAGACACTTACATGACATATGATCAAGCAATTAATGATATAAGATCTTGGTATCCTATTGTAAAGAGTGGTGGATTATTTACTGGTCATGATTGGCGATCTGATATGATTCAAACAGCAGTACATAAAGTTCGAGATGAAGTGGAACCAGATGCTGCAATTTTTAATTATGCTAACTGTTGGGGGTGGATTAAAAAATGATAAAAGGTAAAGTAAAGACTGTCCTTGAGACTGATAATCCTGATGAAGTTCTCATACAATATGAGGACAAGGTTACTGCTGGTAACGGTAGGAAGGTAGATTTCCCTGAAGGTAAAGGAGAAGTATGTTGTAAGATATCACAGTTACTTTTTGAGGAGTTGGAGAGGTATGGTATAAGAACTCATTATATTAGTATGCCTACACCCACTTCAATGTGTTGTAAGAAGGTGGATATTATTCCGATAGAAGTTGTAGTAAGAAATATTGCTACTGGTTCTATAGTTAGACAGACAAACATTAAAGAAGGTACTGAGTTTGGTTGGCCATTAGTTGAGTGGTACTTAAAGGATGATGAGAAGGATGATCCATTACTAACAGAGAATCGTATATGGGCAATGGGTAATTATCCATTAAGAGATATGGAACAGACTGCTAGAGAAGTTAATGGTATAATGGGAAAGATCTTTCGTGAGATAGGTCTCACACTTGTTGATTTTAAATTGGAGTTTGGTTATGATTCTAGACAAAATTTACTCCTTGCTGATGAACTATCACCTGATGGAATGCGGCTTTGGAGAGAAGGTAAAAGTTTTGATAAGGACTTGTTTAGGAAGGGAGAAGGTGATATAGTGTCTACATATCAATCTATACTAGGTAAACTAAATGGATGAACAAATGCTAAAGGACATTCAGGACTGGGAGCGAGAGTATGATGGTATGGATGTTCCTAGAACTAAAAGAGAGCAAGAGATCCTTAAGGGAGATCCTATCAGAACCAATGAAGGTATGATGTATGGTAGGATGTATGCTGACTGGAAGAAGAGGAAGGGATATGAGTGACGAATTTACCATAGACATTGATAAAGCATTGAAAAATGCTAAGGAGAATGATCTATCAGGATCATTCGTAGATCATAAACCTTTAGGTCTTGAGTCTGTTCGTAAAGCTGTTGATAATTGTGTTAACCTAGCAGGTTTAGATAAGAGATTAATGGAAGAACTACTCAAGGGTGAATGGAATCATTATGAGACATTGAACTCAGTTGGTAGATCATCTAAGAAGATAGTGATAGAGTACGATATAAATACCAATTAGGAAACTGTCTACTAGGTATGAAAACATATAAAGAGTTTATGTTAGAATGCTCTCAGTTAAACGAGGGAGGACTAGCAAGACAACTTAGTAAGGCTAAGACTAAAACCACTGGTCACATTTCTGCTGATCGTGGTAGCAGTGAGTCTAAGAATCGTGCCAAAAGAAAAGGTCTTGAGAAGGATCTAAAGAAAAAGGGCATGGGATATAAGAAGACCACTGGCAGTTACAAGTATGACGATGGGTCTACTGGTAAAGAAGTATCTTATTCTACAACACCTGCTAAAGGTCAGAGTAAGAGAAACTTTGGTAAGACTATGAGAAGGTTGGGTCGTAAGCACGGACAAGAATCTGTGATTACTAAGAAACCAGGCAAGTCAGCTAAGTTACATGACACACAGTCTAAGAAACCAGGTAAGTCTGTTAGTCTAGGTAAAGAAAAACCAGGTAAACATCCAAAAGGATCTGGTCAGACAGGTGAGAAGAGAACAAGAGGAACTAAACTATCCAAATCCAACAAAGACAGGAACATGCATTATGGTTGATTATGATGACTCCAACTGGAGAGAAGAATTCAAGGGGTATACCTCATCTAGATATGAGTTAGATCTGCTTGAGAATGGTCCTAAGAGTCTTGCTCAGTCATGGATGATGGGTGCATTGCATAACAAGTGGAAGAAGATGAAGGGGTATAAAGATCCTGAACCACCTGATTGTCAATCATCATTCAAAGAATTTAACAATAAGTATCAGGATAAATAGTCTGGTATAGTATAATCTATAACTATGTCTAGGCAATTTGGCGATTTTATAGAGGAAGTAAAACCTGCTGAGAAGACGGATGAACCAGATCCGAGGCAGAAACGCTTGAAGATGATCAAGAGACAAGTCTTGATGAAGAAAGTTCAGGCTGTAAGGCAAGGTGCTGGTGAGGATATCACTGCGTCTCATGAACCTGAAGGTGAGATGGTAGAAAGTATAGGTGATCAAGTAAGAAAAGGACTTAAGCGTCACTCAAAGGCAGTAGAGAAAAAGAAAATCAAGAATAGAAAAGCAGTTCCTTATGAAGCATTAGCAGCAGAGCATGAACCAGAAGGTGAGATGGTAGAGGAACTCTCTAGGAGAAGTAAACCATCTGCTAAAGCAAAGATGGCAAAGTTAGATGCTGTATTAAAGCGTAGAGAAGAGGCTGCTGTTAAGAAAAAGCAGGACGCACTCAAGACTGAAGGATTATTTACTAAGAAGAAACCAGAAAAGAAAGCTGAAAAGGCAATGGATGCTGGTGCAAAGGCACGGAGAAAATTAGCAAGAAAAGAATATGCTTCAAAGGTATCTGGTAGTGAGGATAATGTACCTGATGATATCAGAGAAGGTGTTGTTGGATTTGCTAAGAGGGCTGCAGGTGGTTTGGCTAGGACTGGTGGTAAGATAGTTAAGGATATGAATCAGGGTTTATATAATCCAAAACATCAACCTGGAAAGCGAAAGGCAGAACCCACAAAGACTACTACTAGTTCTTCTTCTTCAAAACCAGAGAATTCTGCTCTAGCAGCTAGGTCTCAGGCAGAGAAAGCAAAGAAAGCAAAGCAGGATGCTCGTAAGAAAGCAATCAAAAAGATTAAAGATGATAGGAGAGAAAGAGCAACCACTATAATGACAGCAGAGAAAGCTGCTAAGAAGGTGAAGAAAGAAGGTGAGGACAAGAAGTTCAAAGCAGACTCAGGGAAACCAATTGTTGCTGAGTTTGTAGACCATCTATGGGAAGCTTCTAAGAAGTGTAAATCATGCGGTAAAGTGTATACAGGAAAGAGTTGTTCTTGTGGTTGCTAAATAATCCAGCATTAATATAAAGATTATGAAATGGAATCAACTGGTGAGGGAGATTATGAAAACCCCTGGACCTATAAAGGTTCAACTTTTACTACTGACGACATTGACGGCCAGTTCGGTTTTGTCTACAGGATTACAAATCTCCAATCGGGTAAGCAGTATATCGGGAGGAAGTACTTCGTACAGAAGCGAAAGCCTAGAAATAGCAGACGCAAACGGACGAGTGAAAGTAACTGGAAAACATACTACGGAAGTTCTAAAGAACTTACAGAGGACAGGAAACTTCTGGGGTCTCACTGTTTCAAAAGAGAAATCCTCTCTACCCAACCCACAGCAGGTAAAGTAAATTTTGAAGAGACGAGACAGTTGTTTCTTAACAATGTCCTAACAGAAAGGTTGACGGATGGTACACCTGCCTATTATAATAGTAACATCTTAGGAAGGTATTACCGCAAGGATTACTACGATGCTGTATCAGATTGTTGATTACCCCAGTGCGGAAGACTTAAATCCTATATTATATCAACTTATTAAAGACGAATTAATAAACCATGTTGAGGGAGGTGGAAACCGAACTGGATGGTTTTTTGGTATCGAAAAAGTTGGTATATTAATGAGGTGGATAGAGGAAATTCTTCCATCAGTTGCTCATAACTTCTCAAGAGTTATGGATAGTGAGAGTGATAGTGGAGAGTATGGATCTGAAAGCTATTATAAACATGGCAGATTCACTATGAATAGGTTTCATGGTGGAGGTGATCTTGGTTTTGATCCTAAAGCATTTTCAATTGTAGAATCTTGGGGAATAAACTATAATAAAGGTGAGGGTGTAAGACCCCATAACCATTATCCATATGCATTATCCTTTAGTTACTATGTTAGGATGCCAGAGGGGTCTTCTCCATTGGTATTTGAGTTTGATAAGGTTAACATGAGAGAAGGTCAAATTATTTTCTTTGAAGGACATACATGGCATGAGGTTCCTGCATCTCCTGTGTCAGGAAGATCTGTTCTTGCTGGAAATATAGCCTATTATCCCCCTAAATATTAAAAATTTTATTACAATGCAAATTTTTCTAGACACTGCTGATGCAGATGTAATCCGTAAGCACTTTGACACGGGTTTAGTTGATGGTGTTACTACCAATCCTACTCTTATCTTGAAGAGTGGTAGAGATCCTGAAGAGGACTACCAAGAGATTAAGGATATTGGTGTACCAGATATCAGTATGGAGATTGTAACTGAAGAGGTTGATGTATTTGTATCTGAAGGTAAAAGACTTCAGGAGAAGTATGGTAATGTAACTACTATTAAAGTACCTTGTACTGTTAATGGACTCAAAGCATGTAAGATATTATCTGATCAAGGTATTAAAGTTAATGTAACTCTTATCTTCTCACAAGTACAAGCTATTCTTGCTGCTAAAGCAGGTGCTACATATGTTTCACCATTTGTAGGTAGAGTAGATGATAATTCTTTTGGTGGTCTATGTCTTGTTAAAGATATCGTTAATGTATTCAAGGAACATATGGTGAGTACTCAAGTTCTTGCAGCATCTCTTAGAGGTGTGCGAGATGTGGGTAGAGCATTTGAGTATGGTGCAGACATAGTTACTATGCCACCAACAGTCTTTGAGAAGATGTATAATCATATCCTTACTGACAAGGGATTAGAACTATTCCAAAAGGATTATGAAGCAGTAGGTACAAGTGCGTAGGCATTTATTTTTGTTAAGTAGGCCGGTCCTGAATTGCACATATTTGTATAAATAATGATAGAATTAAGGACAACAAGATGACCTGAGTTCTCTACATCATGAGGTTAAGGTTAAAGGAGGTTACAAAATGTCGAATCACAACTTGATGTCATTCAATCAACTAGCAGAATGGACGGAATTCGATTCATCGCAAGATGAAAATCTAGTTAACGACTACTTTGATTGCTTGATCGAGTGCGAAGACGACCAGAGTTCTTGCAAGAGAATATGCAAGGACATGCTAATCTAGTTCAGTTAATTTAAGTTTAAATGTACACTGACCCTTGACTCTTTGAGTCAGGGGTCTTATAATATGTTCACTAAATACTGAAAAGTAATTAATTTCATGGCTTTATCCGAACAAGTAGAAGATTCTATGAGGGAAGCAGAAGGCAACTTGAGGAACGCATTATCGTTTGCAGCCAGAACTGAGAAGCCATTTATAGCAAAACATATAAGCGAGATGATTCATTTAATTGATGAATTGATTCACGCTGATGCATTCTTTGATAAGATAGACAGTGATCGCACATGTGATTGATGATCTTTTTGATCTCTCTTTTATTACTTCACTAGAGGATATCCTTCTTGATAAGGTTCCTGTAATAAGTACGAACATTGCCAACCCAAAATCTTGGCCTACCTCTAGAACAGGTGGGCATCGTTTTTTTGGTATACCAATTTTTTCTAGGGTTGGTATCAATAGGATTGATTGTTTACATGAACAGGCAGAGAAGTTCTTTGATGCCTTTGAGATCATTGAGGATCATGTATTCGATGTCCCTATATACTTGAGGAGAATAGATATTAATCTTCAGTACTATGGAATGGAGGGATCCACTCACATAGATGCTAAGGATAAAGAGTTGACTGTTATGTTGATGAACAACAGTCAATGGAAACCAGAATGGGGTGGACAGTTTCAACTAGTTGATGGTGATACTGTTGTTGAAGAGCATGACTATGTACCAGGCAGGGTTATTATTTTTCCTGGTAACATTCCACACAGAGGATTAGCACCTAAGGTTCCTTCTATTTTCAGGTACACTACAGTCTTTAGAATTATTCCAAATGATTGATTATCCACCAGGATTAAACTTTGAAGAGCAGCAGCATCTTAAAACGCATGGATGGGAGTATACTCCACAAGTGCCTGACCCAGAGAAACAAGCAAAGATTGATTCAGCAAGAACTCTCTTTATTGAATCTGTATTAAAACCAGATCATCAACTCCGTCAGTGTGCTCATAACCAGAAGTGCTATAATGAATTGATGGAAGTACGAGATCATGTACTTGATTACTTAGGATATCATGGACACAAA